CCTATTGGGCAAACATGAACAGTATCACGCTTGATCTTTACTTTGATGGAGCAAACAGTATGTCTTCGGCTGTTGTAACCAAAATCAACGGGGTAACAACATTATTATCGGGTACACTAACGGTATATCGTAAATCTGGTTCAAGTTGGGTAACCGTCGGAAGCGCTTCAAACAACTCTACTTCAACATTGGCTATCGTTTATAGTTTTAACGCCACTAGCGGCGTACAATATAAAGCTTCATTAACTGTATATGCATACAGCGCAACCGGATCCGAATCTGAGACTGTTACAAAAATAGGTACATGTCCGTAATTGTTATTTTAATATATTAATATATTACCATAAATCTGCTATATCGAAAACATATAAATTATTCTTATAATTTATTAAATATTTCGATATAGCAGATGATATATATTGCTTAAATGAACCATTTCATATGGGGTTCAGTCGTTTATATCTTGAAAACAAATTTAATTATTTTCACCTCTGTCTTTCAAGGAATCTAATACTTTATACAGCGCTTTAGGAAGTGGAACTCCGCAAGCACCTATATTTTCAACGACACTTAAACTCTCGCTTGCTATGTAATAACTTGTTATCATAACACGAATAAATACTTCATTTGGCGTTATGATATCATCAAGCATAGTTCCGAGAGTCACCATAATTAATATACTTATTTTTTAACTCCTCCTCTAAACATACTTGACGAATTTAAACCACCATTTCGGCTCTTATCAGAACAGTTTAACAAAGCTTTTATAATACCGGTTATGATATCAAGCATGATAACGGTAATTAAAGAAGTAATCCATATATCCCATCCCCCTAGAAAACGCATCAAGACGCTTCCAAACAGACAAAACCAATATTTTATTTTTTCTGTCATAATATACTCCTCTGTTAATATTTCATTTCTATTATTAAAGAGGTGTAATTAAGATATAAGTAAATCTTCTATAAATTTTTTATAGCATTTACTTATAAAGTAAAAATCACTCCTTAACGGATAAGGAGTGATGGACGTGAAAAGTTTATTGGACCTTATCCGTTCTGCAAAATGCGGAGATGAAATTGCAATGCTTGAAATTCTTGATATATTCAAGCCGATTATTGGAAAATACACACGCATGATGAATTATGACGAGGATTTTAAAAGCGAGATAGTTATAAAACTTATATAATTTGTAAAACTTAATTTCGATCCGAATAAGCTTCGTGAAGTTAACGATTTTGTTATTCTTAAATATATTGAAAATGTTGTATATCACAAATAAATATTGTTTTCAAAGAAAAATAACCGAAAAACAAATACAGAAATGACTTACGATCAAGATCGTGACAACTAGTACTGTATTAGGTTATATGGGGACAACTGGAGATTCAACAGGTGTTCATTTACATTTTGGTATACAAGCGCGGAGTACAGCTTATACATCTAGCGATGGATATACCACAACCGGTTTTTTTAATCCTGCCTCGATTTTAACATAAGTATTAAAAATATTTAATACATAAAAGGTTCCCCGAATTATAAATATTGTGACAATATTCAAAATTCGGGGAGCCACTTTAGGGAGTAATAATGAAAATATTAATACTAGCAGGGATTTTTGCAAGTTTTTATTTTTATCGGCATGTGCTGATATACCATACATTTCTGAGAAATCCACTTTGCAAGATACTAAGAATATAGAGCAGAACTCACAGAGTGTAAATAGTGTTTTAAATGAAAACTCATCTCTTCCTAAGAGTACGGATGGGGAGATTAGCGAACAAGTTGTAAATAGTATATCAGATATGAAGAAATTAGAATCCTTTAATCAAAGCGGATGGTACTATTATTTTGAGGATAATACTGGAAAACAATTTTATTATATGGAGTTTAATACATCAAAACAAGAAATGGTATGGAACATAGGATACTTAGAAAGCGAATATGTTAATACTTTTAAAGGATCATTTAATATAAATGAAGACGGAGTATTTATTGGCGATTTATTTGATAATATTAGAAATGTTGCAATTGAAATAAAATTTACTATACAGAAGACTGCAATAGATATTACTGATGAAAACAAGAATGAATTTATAATTACTATTATATCATCTGATCTAGAAAGATATCAAGACTTAGAAAATAAGCCATTGACTTTTGTCAATTCATATAATAGCCCGAATTCGATAGATTCATTAAAATTTACTATACAGCAACAGATAGAAACACGTAATGTTATTATTAAATTTACCGCAAGCAAAGATTTGACACAAAAAGATAATGTCTTGTTTGATGGTGCAAATGAAAAACGTTTTCAATTTAATGTTGTCGAAAATATCACAGAAGATAAATATTTTTTGACATTTAGAGATGAAGAAATTAAATATGTAAAAGATGAAACCTTGAGCGGAAAAACTATTTTAGGATATTCATATAATTATAGTGTATATTACAAAGAGGTTGAAATACGGCAGGGGCAGTCAGTACGATATTATAAAATTTTCATAAAAATAAATGATACTATTGCTGTAATAATAGATGCGAATTTTTATTTATTCAGAGATTCCTCAGATTATTACGAACATAATATACTACCATTAATACAATCTGTTGATGTTGAATGATAAAGAAAGAATGTCTAACCATTATAAATTAATAAATGAACTATATAATTTTGCATATCTATGTATCGGTAGAAAATATGCAGAAAAAATTATAATCCGTGCGTTTATAAAATTCCATAAAAAAATTGAAAACAATAATCTCGAATTAATAATTCTAAAATATATCTATAAAACAGATGGCAGCGCTATAATGAATATTTTAAGTAAACAAGCATATGATCCGCGCTGCGCTCTCTTATTAAGGTATAATACCATGTATTCATACGACGATATCTCAAAAATAATGAACCTTAGCATAAAAGGAATAAAATATATATTGAAAAATGCACTGCACACTCATTAATTATTTGTAATAGGTACAATATTTTTTATTATATGGAGCGTATTATGAAATACATAATCATTATTTGCATTTTAAGCTTGCTTTTATCTTCGTGCTCGATACAGCCAATAATACCGCAAGATAATTCCGATATAGTTACAACAGCAGAAATCGATAATTCCGATGAATATGCTGAATCTTCATCAGAATCGGTTAAAGATACAGCGTTTGAAACGGTTTACGATCCAACGTCCGCTATCGATAAATCGGCTTTGACTATTCCTTTTGTTAAACTTGACATAACGCCTAATGACAGTTGGAGCAGCCCAGTTGAAACAGAATTTAACGTAGATGATAAATCTTTTTGGGACGATAATGCTGAGCAAAGACTTCCGCAAGAATTTATACTTTATTATGGCAATGATGCTTTTAAAGTCGAATGGGATGCGGCTAACGTTTATGACGACAGTTATAACGACTATGCATGGTATGCTGTAACCGAAGTATGCCACTTAAGCAAATACTGGCGTTTGCCGGAACCAGTACCGTTAATCAAAATAACATTCAGAGATGTTTCTGTTGGAGACATTTTAATGCTTGGCTATTCGGCATATAACGAGCATAGCTGGCATGGAAGAACTGTATGGTATTATATTAATGATGACGGTATTTGGCAGATGATACATACCCCTTATGAAGATGGTGTTCAATATACTTTTTATAAAGATAACGAGCAAATAAAATATGGAAAAGTAAATTGTGTGTATATAATAGCGATGACAATGAATGAATTGATGAACGCATATACTGATGATAATCAATTTTACTATGAAAATGGTCTATTGGAATTTAAAAATGGAAAAAGTGTATATAAAATTGAATCCAGCAATACAATAAATGATTTATATTTGTCAGTAAATGTAGGATTGTTAAAAGAATTGCGTGATAAATATGGATGTAAATCGGTCGGCGAAGCGTATGCGATATATAGAAATGATCCCGATTTTTATGGATAATATAATATGATTATTAAGATATATCATATTAAAAATTATGCCGTACGTTAGACTGGTTAATCTTTACATAAATAACTGTTTTATTTAAAAGGTGAAACATTATATGAAATTAAAAATATTATCTTTATTTATTGTTTGTATATTTGTATCTTCTTGCACTCCCGTATCGAATATAATAAATGAAGATATTGTATGTGATACTGTTGATAACGCCGTTACTGCATTTGACAGCACTGATAGCAGAGATTCTGACGACTTCTCTTCTATTGACACAGATACCGCATCAGAAACAATATCTCCTGACCCTGTATTATACGGCGACCGAACAGAAGTAAAAACTGTATTAAGCCAAGTAGCAATTGAGTCTGACAGCACTGTAAATTGGGACAAAGATGTAATTGATGTTGATACAAGATATTATTTTGACATATGTGAAGCGTTAGAACTCGGAAATTATCCTGATAATTTTATTATTAAAAATAAACAAGATAATATTAAGTTAAAACTTAAAAAATATCCTTCCGACGATCCGGATCAACCGGATTATTATAAAGTAATCGATGTAAATTTTAACAATACCGAATACCATCTGCCGGAACCGTTGTCATTCGTTCTACGAACAATTTGTGCATTTGTCGGTGAAGAAATAATGATAATTGGCAATCAGTCAAATAGCAAAAACGCTACGCTTGATATACCGGCTCAGTGGTATATTCTTACGCCAACCGGAATCTGCATAATTGACAATAATGTATTTGGTGATGGTTTTGAGATAAAATTTGGTTATAATGATGAAAAAAGCAGGCAGCTTATTTATTATAAAACCAACGCGGATTTTGTAGCATTACAGGATGTGGGCAGTATTTGTAAAGCGTTTACTTCAAACAATCAATTTTATATGGAATACGGCAGTGTAAAATATGAAAACGGTGAAGTTTATCTCATACGCACATTATATCAAACAATCAATGATTATTATCATTCCGATACCTGCTGGTTTAAATATTTAAGGAATGATGAAACAAAAGATATGGATGACTTAGTAAAAACTAAACCGTGACTAGATAATATGGGAACTTTACGAAAAATAACACTAAGTTTATTATTTCATAAAATTCCCATATAATATATGATTTATTTAATTGGTGATATTAAGATGTATTCTAGGGAACCACTCAATAAGTCGGACATTATCCCAGGTGATGTAGTCCCATTATAACCTCCATAACGAACGAGGTTATAAATTGAACCAAGACATTCAATGACATAAATAGTTGTTTCTCCATTACTATTTGTTGCGAGTTGCCATACCACTGCTGAATGTCCATTTTTTCGGATTATATCACCAGGTTTTAAACATATACTTGAATAATTACTTGTGATTTTATTCCATCCGGTCGATACTTTGATTAAAAATCAAATAAGCAAGATAGAATGAAAACCCGGCGCATTGATATGCATTACCAAATGTGTTGGGTGTACCGATTGTTGAGCTTGTCAATCCCCAGTCCGATGCGCTTAAAGATCCTTTATTCCAATATTTATTATTTGAATTGGATGTATTATATGCATTGGTTATTCCAAGAGTATTTATTGAATTTGTTATATAAGTTTGAACTGTATTATTTGAATATAACACACGCAATGTATAATTAGCATTTGCATTATAATTACCGCTGGTGTTAACAGATATACATATATAATATATATCTGATGTGCTAGACACAACAGTCGAGCACTTTCTCATCTGTCCAAGATAATTAAGACGGATATCCTGCGTGGCATAATTTTCACCGCTGTTATCGTTTGTATAAACGCGAATACGATAATCAGTTCCCGCCGGAATGTCGAGTTCAAAAGTCACCCATGCCTTTTGTCCAAACACTACTCTGAAGCAATCTACATCGGCAGCAGTGCTCAGTTTCCCTGTCATGGTATCGCCAACATTCATAGTATCTGCTACATTGCGGAGGTTGTTTGATTCACTTTCAGTTAAATTCATAATTGAAATTTCCCCTTAATTAATTATAAGATCAGACAATCGGTGAAGCTGAACTACGGATCACCGCCCCGCAGCCGCTTTCTTGCCTGTCATACATTAAGGAGAACAATAAACTAGAAAAGTAAACAACGACTGCATATTAAATTATGAAAGAACAACTATGAAATTATTAATACCAATAATTATAATAATATTATGTCTCTTTTCATGTAGTAATATTACAACAAATATTGAAAACACAGCAGTTAATAATTCACCTTTTACTACAACAAACGATTCGAATCTGGCAACGGAAACATCGTGTATGAGCGATTACGACTATACAGCGTATGATGTTTTCATAGAAAATAAAGACAATATATATAAACCTGATGATATTAATTATTTTCAAGTCATGAAGTCAGAAACGGCAGATATAATTTATAATAATAATTATGATAAAATTAATATTGTTTGCATTAAAGATAATAGCGGAAATATCTACGCCGCTTTATCCGGAAGCGAAAACAGCGACTGTTATAACTGCTTTTATACAATAGGAGATTCTGAATATCCTTATTCAGACACTATAGATATATCTGGATATAATGGTGTTATGGGTCACAGTGGTTTTATATTGTCCTTCGAAACAGGAGCCGATAATAAAAGCATCCTATACTTTTATTTAAAAAATGATAAACTCGTATTAATTGCAGAATGTAATAAATCGAATTATGAAACTGATTGCGATGATATAGGAAATCGTAAACTCATAACCACCTTCGGTTCTGTAATATTTGAAACAGCTGTTAACGACGATATATTATATATAAAATAACTTGAGGTAAATATGAAAAAGAAAATTATTCTGTCGCTTATATTGATAATGTTATTTGAAATTTTTATCACAACAATAAGTGCAGCCAGTATTAACAATTTTGCTCCAGATAATCTACAAGTAAGTATAAGCAGATACAGCGATTCATTCCTATATAATACCATTGACTTTTGCTATGGAAACAGCAAATATACAGAAAGCGGCGAACCAGTCAATCTGTTAATGGTAAACGGTAGTTTTGTCAACTGCGGGAACATATTCATTACAGACGGAACAACATATGTACCAGCACAGATATTTTATGACACAATAAAAGCGGAATATGTCTGCACCGGTAGTATATGTACCGTAAAATATAAAAACATCCATATCAAATACAATTTGGGCAGCGATGAAATAGATATAAAAACAGGTGATAATGAAAGTACCCGGAAAATATCCAAGCAGCCTATGATAAACAACGGCGAGGTATTTATTCCGGTCCGTTTTTATGCGGAGCTGCTTGAGTTTAATGTTTATTTTAATCAAAAACTATACGGAAACCACATTATTGTAAATACCATTATTGTTGATGACAATATACACGACAAGATTTATTCGACCGATGAAGGGTATGATATTATACACGACGCTGCCAAAAAAATGTATCTAGGTATTGTTAAAAATATAGAGAACAACATGGAGCAAAATCATTTTCCGGACGAAGCACTAGAAAAAGTAAAATCCGACGCTGGAACTTTTGAAATCGTATATACAGATTTAGTTTACGGGAGATATTATATTTACCATATTAAAAATTTCGTAGATTACAATATATACTTAGACAAATATACAGGAGATATTTTTAGCGACGCTGTGTATGTGCTCCCTTTCATGTGCATCCGTTCCGGTGTCGTTGACTTGACGCAGATATACTGGTATGACTGGGATAAGTTAAATTAAATTTATTTAATACATTTTTATTGTTTGATGCCATTGCTGTGTATCAGCATCATACTCTAATGTTGTTATTCCATATTTTTCATAAAGTAAAAATTCTTTAATCATTGTAACATCTCCACTTTATCTCCTTGACTCCTCAGCCATATATCAACACCGTTTCCGTATACTTCTGCTCGTATTATCACGCCATGATCGGTTTTCTTTTCAACAATAGCGGTCGGCAATCGGTCAAGCACCGCTTCAAGCACCCTTTATATAAGAATCGAACTCGACGCAACTCTCCTGTATACATAAATTGCATACGCTTTCGAAATTCCGAATTGCTAAATTTTTTCGAGTAAGGTATATCGAACTTTTCATCTGTAACCTCAAATGCGCTTACGCGGTAAACCCGAAATTTTGGTAAAGATTTATATAATAAAATTATAAATTTGAAATATAGCTAACTCCAGATATTATTATCTACGTTGAAAAGCATTTAACTATCTTGACTTTTTTGCCTATTCAGATCCAGAAAAGAATGAAATAAGAGCTTCCAAGGATTTCATCAACCTTCGGAAGCTCTTTTTTGCTATATGTTTTACGGTTAGATCGCTCCCTGAGACAGTTATTTACCCCTCTTTAATCACTCCCAGCATTATTTCCGACCTTCTCGATGCTTGTATTCTTTCTAAATCTCGTTGTTACAGCCATCCGGCATTGCCGCGAAATCACGGAAGGTAGCGACAGCCCCACACAAATCGGCGGAAGTTGAGCTCCACGCCATCGCTATCTCTGAGTGATAATTCTGAGCGCGGGTTGGTGCAATTACTTTTGCACTATGTTCTCATACAATGTGAGAGATAATGGATTTCGTTCTATCAACGCTTTTTTAGCTATAATTTTTTAAGTGTTTGTCGATGAAAAATCTTTCATCTTAACCTTTTTACCCTTGCGAAGTTCAACCGTAGTGCAGGCGGACAATCCCCAGGCGATATCGACTCCGGCATGGTCTGCAACAAATCCAGAAGCGTGGTCAAGCGGTATTCCGAGTTTACCGGCTTCATCAAAAGCGTCAATGTTTGCGCCGAGGAAGATAAACTCCCAGCCGTATTTCGTCTGCTGATGTTCAATCAGCTTCTTTATGTCAGCATACTTGTACTCGCGGCTTGAATTTTCCTGCCCGTCCGTAATTATCACGAAGATTACTTTTTCGGCACGGAATTCTTCTGCAGTCTGTTTCTGCACATTGCGGATTTTTTGGATGGTTTCGCCTACCGCATCGAGCAGAGCGGTTGTACCACCGACTTGATATTCCTTTTCAGTAATCGGCGCGATCGCTTTAATGTCGAGCCTGTCGTGAAGCAACTCATACTTGTCATCAAACAGCACGGTTGTAACGCGCACCTCGCCGCCGAGTTCCTTATGCGCTTTCAAGTTGGCGTTGAAACCGCCGATTGTGTCGCCCTCAAGGCCACTCATAGATCCGCTTTTATCAAGTATAAAAACCAGCTCGCAAGAATCCTTTTTCATAATAACAACCTCCGCAGTATATTTTTATGTTATTTATCATAGCATAAACCCATAGTCACATAATGTCCTTTTACTCTACTATTTTTACCCAATCTGCCTGGCTTTTCAACCACATATCTATTCCGTTGCCGTAGCTTTCGGCTGTCACGGTAACACTCCCGTCATCATTCCTGCCGATTATCTGAGCAGTTGGTAGCCGATCAAAAACCGCCTCTATGCTGGAACCGCTGTAAATGAACTTCACACGTTTCAGCTTGCCAGGATACATAAACTGCACACGTTTTCTGAATTCCGATTCACTAAATTGTTCGGTATATGGAATGTAAAACCGCTCATCTGTTGCTTCGACTTCTGTTATCCTATCTGCACGGAATACCGTGAAGAAATCTTTTTTATCATTGGCGAGCCATGCTATTATGTAGAAGTAGAACTCTGAGAACATTATCCCGACAGGCTTTATTAAGTGAGCCTTCGGTGTTTTATCCTGCCGAACATACCATATCCGGGTTAAGCGTTGTTCGGTCACAAAATTTGCAAGTGTCCAAAGCGTGTCTATTAGCGGCTTGCCGTGTGCAAGCGGCAAATAATTTACACGCTCATTACCGATTCTTGTTTCTACGGGCAGTCGCTGTTCCGGTGAAAGCTGTAAGAGCAGTTTTTTAATTAGTTCATCGAACTCTTCCTTATTAAAAGCACGGCTTTCTATCAATACCTTACTGACTGCGAATACTTCTTTTTCAGTAAGCTGACCTCCGTTCGTTCGTTCCAACCTGTAGCAGTCGTGTTTTCGGTCGTAGCACAGTTCTCCCTCACCGGTTTCCATAAGGTAAAACCGCAGGCTTTCAATGTCACGTTGCACGGTCTTGGGCGTAATATTAAATGAAAAAACAAGCGATTCTTTTCTCAATACCTCGCCTCGAGCCAGCTGCTCATTCATTTGAAGCAAGCGGGAATGATTTGTCGCCTTTATAGTCCATTTAAACGATACCGTCCTTTAACTGCTCGTTCTATAATTTGAACCTTTATCATCGGAACATCTTTTTAAGAAGACTCCAGAAACTGACACTCGTCCGATTATAAACACGGTTATAGACCGCCTTTTTCGGATTGGTCAACCAACCGTACCCTCTAGGCGCTTTCAGACCTAGATTGTTGCGGACATACCGTTTTATACTTGTCCGAGCTGCGATACTTTTACGGATACTGGGCTTGCGTATGCCAAATTTCATCTGCAATACCTCTTTAATCTGAGCGCTGTTATCATTTTAACGGACTTGTGATAGCAGCGCTTCTAATCATTTTGCTTTTTACTGCCAGATTATAACCGAGATGTTTCTCCTTCATTGCGACCTTATCGATATAACCTCTCCAACGACAGAGTCCATCTACTGCCTCTATGCGATTAAACTTCAAAATAAATATCGACAGCGTCCTCAGGCAAAACACTTTGACCCAGCATTTCTTGATACAATTTCCGGCTTTCAGATTCCCAAACTTGTAAGTTTTCTGCGATATATGTAGGATCATTGACAATATTAACAAAGACAACTACAGCCGATATGCCTTGCTTTTTAAGGAAATGGAGAAAGGTAAGACGGTTAGCGAACTGGTAATAACGTTCTGCCCAACTCGGAAAATCTCCTTTTCCTCCATATGCATTGAAAGCTTTTTTCATAGACTCAGTAATAAAATATATGCTGCTTTTACTGGTTGCTGAAAGGGTTGATTTCGTTTCTGAAGTATGGGCTTTCGCCTCCACAAGGATTATCTTATCACCGGCTTTGCCGATGGCATCCCACTGTGGCTGGCGATGAGGCCAAAAACTGAAGTCGGCATTATCAAGGCTTAATTTGGTCTTTATCTCTTCTTGATTCAAACTATACTCTGCGTAATCTTCCGATTTTAAAGGTGAAAGCCACTCAATCTCACCCAGACCGATTTGTTTATCCAGCCTTTGCTTCATTTCGCTGTTAATAATGGTTTGAACCCAGAATTTACTGCCTTTTGTTGCTCTGCCCTTTGATGTATTGCTCATTTTTCTTCATCCTCCATATTAAATCTAATTTAATTCAACTATAATAACCGCATTAAAACGTAATACAATCTTGACTTCTTCGATTTTTTATACAAATGCGTACCAATTATCGATCCATGATTGATTTCCCCAGCGTTCTTTAAGTATATCCCGGATAAAAGCAAGAATTTCTTGTGATTCTTTATATTGAGGATAATCCATCAGGTCATGGTTTGGTTCAAGGTCGTTTATATAAGCCGATACATGGTGATAATTCATTATTTTATCTTTGATCTCAGGAGATATGTCAAGTTCGCGGAAATAGAAAAACAGCCATTTGTCAAAAGGATAAGGCTTTTTCTCAAGCAAAAAGAAAAGATGACATGCATACCTCAATACCGTGGTGCAATGAAGCAGAGCGGAACTTTTATCGGCTCTCAACAGCGGTTGCCGCATCCAGTTGTCATTAAGGCATAGATCAAAATATTTTCGCCTCACAAGACCGTATTGATCTTCAAACAGCGTTTTCATACCCTCATCCAAAATGCTTCGGTATGTATTGTCCGGACTGTGCATTATAACAATATTAGAATATTCGAAAATCTGTTCCATATGGTGTTCGGAAAAATGATGCTTCAGTTCAGTGTATAAATCAAGGTTATAATGTCCTGGGCAAGAATAGAGCGGTTGAAACACACCGTCATCTCGCTGTTGAATTTTCGCGATATTATAAGCTTCTGTAATTTCCGCTTTAGTTTTTTCGTCTGTAAAGATCACAAAATCCACATCAGAATAAATATCTGTATAGCCGCGTGCAGTGCTGCCTTTTAATATTAATGTAATTCTATCCCAAAACTTACCCATAACAGGATGCGAATGCAGTTCCTCTCGGGCAGCTTCGGCATTTTTACGCATAACTTCATTAGGTGTCATATGAAAACCTTTCTAAATAACAATTTATTTCTTAAACGTTCTTGTTCTTAAATAATAAATAAAGATGATTTCCCGTGTCGGATGAAATGACCAACTTACGTTATATTTTCATAATTCTTCAACATATGCGTTTTTAATGATACATACACTCCTGCCTCTTAATGTGACAAGGGTATGTATTTTTCTCTTTCGTGAGAATTTTTACCAATAAGAAATATTAAGCCGAAGTAAAAATTAAATATTTGCTATTTACTTTAATTAGTAAACGCTCTCCAATGGTGGCAAATATCAAGAATCGGTTCGTCAAGATATGATAACGCTTTGTCTTTTATCCATTCCGGAATACCATATGCTGCTTCAGCAATGCTCCCCGTTATAGCAGCGAGTGTATCGCTATCTCCGCCCAACGAGATGGCGTTTCGGATCGCATCCTCAAAATCGGTGCTTTCGAGAAAGGCTATGATTGCTTGCGGAACGGTGTCCTGACAGCTTTCGTTGAAGCGGTAGTTCGGGCGTATTTCGTCTAGAGTTCGGGACAGATCGTAGCCAAAATTTCTCTCTATTAATTTTTTTATTTTAACTTTTAGTTCATCCATCGACCACGACTCACTGTAATCGAAAGCATGACCTTCGGCATAGAACCGGCACAGGAATATTGTTGCTGCCGTAGCTTGTGCGCCTTTAATTCCTTCAGGATGATTGTGTGTTACCTCGGCAGAGCAAGTTACTGTATCCCAGCCGTTTGACGGCCAGCAACCGGTTCTGCCGTAGAATCCACAATTCATGACCCATGCACAGGGTGATACACGCATCGCCGATCCGTTGCCCCAACTGTTATATGGTTCGCGATCGTCTAAATTCAACCATGCCCCGAATCTGCTACCATAACCGGCGTTTGGGTACAGTCGTCCCCATTTTTTGTAGGCGTCAATGAAATCGTCGGCTTCACCGCCGTTCATTAAAGCGTCTGCGGTTGCGACGGTCATCACAGTGTCATCTGTAAAAAAGCAGTCGTCGCAGAACAGTGGGAAGTCTTTTGTTTTGATGTTATGCCATTCATAGACAGAACCTACTATGTCGCCAATTATCGCTCCCAGCATTATTTTCGACCTCCCCGGCACTTGTAGTCTTTTTGAATCTCGTCATTCCAGCAATCCGGCACAGCATCGCAATCACGGAATACAGCGACAGCTTCACTCATAACACGGAAGTTGAGTTCCACACCCTCACTGTCTGCGTGATAATTCTGAGCGCGGTCGGACGCGATGCCAAAGTGCGAAGCTGTTTCGACAGCATCGATATTTGCGCCGAGAAAGATAAACTCCCAGCCGTATTTCGACTTCTGCAGTTCGATCTGCGTCTTGATCTTGTCGGAGCTATATTCGCGGCTGCTGTTTTCCTCACCATCGGTGATGATGACGAACATGACTTTTTCGGCACGGTAGTCGTCCGCTGTATGCCGCTGCGCATTCCCGATTTTGTTTATTGTTCTGCCAATAGCGTCGAGCAGCGCTGTCGAACCTCCGACTGAATACTCCTTTTCCGTAATCGTACTGACCGCCCTGATATCGATGCGGTCGTGGATCAGCTCGTAGTTATTGTTAAACAACACCGTTGTAATGAGACATTCGCCGCCGACAGCCTTTTGTTTATCCAGCATGGAATTGTAGCCGCCAATCGTGTCCTTCTCAAGCCCACCCATAGAACCGCTTTTGTCGAGTATAAATACAAGCTCCGTTAGTCCCTTTTTCATTGCAATGTCCCCCTAAAAGTTTTAGTGTGACTTCATTCTAAACTTTTCAGAGGGGTGAGGGGTCGCTTCGGAAGCGACAAATCAAACGCCGTAATGAATGATGAATTTGTTTTCAGCTTTCGCTTTTTTGAGAACTTCAATTATTTCTAATCCGTCGCTCATATATTCAGCCTGTGTATTGTTCATTATGACTTCTGTAAGGATATCCAATGATTCCGGTGGAATAAGAGTTACTCCCCATCGGGCAAGATTCCTATCGGGTCTTTTGAGGCAATGAAAGTAGGTTTTCATTTCTGTAAGCTCGTCCCACCAGTCATTCAGTGCATCGTCACAAATAGCTATGCAATGGTACTCTTTGGGTTCATATGGATCCCCATAATCCTTTTCGGGGTCGAGCTTGTCAACGATTCCAAACTCAGCACGGTCACCACCTTTATAGCTCATCAGCACCCTCCTAACAACGGCTGGTCGTATTTGAACAGCACTTCGTTGATTTCAAAAATATCGTATTTTCCGCTGACGATAAAGTATTCGACGATCACATCAAACTTTTGGCTGTGGGATAAAGCATAACCGGCGCGTTCCAGCAGATCATCGGTTTCATTGAGACTCAGCTCCAGTGACACGGCGAGGGCAACAATAGTACGCTTGCCAGGTATATAACTCTTGCCGGTTCTAATCTTAGAAAACAGCTTGCGGTCAATGTTCGCTCGTTTATATACCTCCACATCTGTTTTTCCCTTAGCATCAATCAAGTGAAGTAGTGTAGTGCCAAACGGCTCGTCAAGGTTTCCGACTAAATCGTCTATACCTGCGTTTGGAGCAGCAGTTGCCTCCGCCATGCTCTCCATAGGCGTGTTATAGCTGATATTGTCTGCTTCTTCGAGAGCCTCACGCTCCACATTGAGCAACTCGCGCCGCTGAACTTTGTGTTCCTCAACATAATGCTCGTCTATGTAGCTGGCGACCGCTCCCAGCAGTTTCTCGCTGACGGCAAATGCCGTTTTGTCAAACACGGCGAGATATACATCCATATCGTGATCAACGAGGAAGTCTTGAATGGCAGAGGTCGCAACTTGCAGAGCTTCATCTTTCGGATAACCGTATATACCGCTTGAAATCAAAGGAAACGCGATACTTTCGCACCCGTTTTCTGCGGCAAGCCGCAGAGATTTTGCATATGCCGAACGCAAAAGCTTTTTGCTCTGCTCAGCGTTCCAGTAGCGGTAAACGGGACCCGCCGCATGGATGACATACTTACACGGCAGTGCAAAGCCCGGCGTGATCGCTGCCTCACCCGTCTTAATCGGTGCGAACTTATCACAGGCGGTTTGTAATTCTCGTTCACCCGCCGTCTTAAAAATCGCACCGCAAACTCCGCCGCCCATTTGAAGGTCGGTGTTCGCGGCGTTGACTATCGCATCAACAGTCATTTTTGTTATGTCCTGCCGGACTATGGTAAACGGCATAAATACCTCATTGGAATGCTAAGACGGCAATTATTATAAAACATTATCAAGTGTCGTAAGTGTCAAGTTCAGCTTTCAATTTGTCGAAACAGTAGATAAAACAGTCGAAGCATTCAATTTGATTTTCAACGGAATAGTAGTCTATATCACGGTTTATATCAGGATAAACTCTTTTTACAAACAAAGAAATATCTACAATACTCTTATAAATAACAAAATATTCGATATATTGCTGGCATCAGTATTTCAATGATGTTAATTTAATTGCATTTATGTAATTTTTAACTGTTTATCTCGAGAATTTAATAACATATTTTAGAAGTTGTTATATACAATAATATCGATTAATCACAAAAAGGATACTGCGAAAGATTCCACGAGTGGGTCTGATCCATAAATGTGTCATTAACTGCGCAATGATTAAATAATAAAGAATAAGGGGTATATGCTTCGTCAGGAGTAGGTACTCTTTGATCATATTTGGAAGTTGATATGAGAAAATTATGAACGGTTCTAGCTTTTTCCATATTGGACATTTGTGGTGAAATAATCTGCCGACAGAATTGTTCTATTTTATTTAAAACAGCAATCTCCGGGTCGTTGAGATCTTCTCTTAACACAGGATTCCTTGCGGAAATAAAAATTCGGAATCCCTGTGTATATTTAAATTCGAGAGTCACATTAGTTTCATTTACCGTACAAGTACATCCGTTTTGAAAAGGGAAAAGACGTTTATTATCGATATAATCTAACACTTTTCTCGGCGTAATTTTTATTGAACAATTTATAGTAAATTTTTCATCACCGTTATAATAATGTTGAACCAAACAATTAATAAAAGCATCTTCCAAATTATTTGTATTAATTGTTTTATTGTTATTATTTATATCGTAATTAATCGATAATTTAGGATTTGTATTTTTATATAAGGTTCTTGGCGTTATATCATTCTTTTCTTCATGTTTTCTATTGTCGGTTTTTTTATAATAATACTTATTGATAACATATGTTAAATAAAATATAGTAAATACTATTAATGCGATACTAATTATAGTTATATAATCCATATATTACACCTTTGTATAATTGAAAGACATGCCCGCATGCCAAGTTTAGTAGGCATCACGGTATTTGTCATGCGGCAGTAATATTCATTTTTTATGATGAATCGCGGATGGTTCTCGAATATATATTCGCCAAATCCTTTAACGGCATCAAATTCGTCGGCTTCTTTTTTCTTGTTCACGTTATTTTCTCCTCCGCTATAAACATATTATAACACACCACACATACCAAATGCGGTATTTGTTGTAAGATTATAAAATTTATCGGTACTAAACATTTTTATATGACACCGTAAGACATTATACCACACTTACCATAATTCTGGGACATTTGGTATTATTTTATTATAATTTTTTCGTTAAATGCTATCACATCGTCCAACTAGTTCTTTGATAAATAGGACAATACTATATTTATTGTCCTAGTATAAATAGACATCGTCTACAGGAACGGGCATAATAATACTTTTTAACGATACCTCCCAAAGAATCGTTAAAAGATGCACCGCTCCGACCTTTCGTTAAAAAGTATAAACCGAAAACATTAAAAGGCTCCCCAGTGGTGTGTAAAAACCTGCTGAGGAGCCTGTAATCGTTAAAAGGTATCAAAAAAGCCTTGTAAATAGGCACTTTTTCAATTAAAAACTGAACGCCTATCGTGATACATATTGTATCAAAATAGGCGTTTAGTTATTGGCAAAGGCTGATAATTTTGATACAGTATTCATTTGCTAGATAAATCGTAAGCGCGGGTATAGGAATCGTTAGCGCAGGTATAAATCGTTAGCAGGGGTATATGTTTCGTTAGCGCAGGTATAAATCATTAGCGGGGGTATACTTATACAAGGCATAAACCCTTCCATTATAAGGTGTGCACTGATATTTCTCCACCATCTAGTTCGAAAGGCTCACATGATATCATTTCTCGTAGTAGTTCAAATCTACGCGGATATTACTTCTCGTTTTCTCCTTTCTCAACATCAGTTTTATTATTTCTTGCTTGTGGGAGTTTACACAATGCATTTATTTTTGCTGTCTTATTGTCTAAATTAAATGATGTTGCCAAATCATTGACAATAATTTTAATATTAAATACATTTTATCGACTGATTTTCTTAAAAACTCCTCGGATATACGGTTCGACAAGTACCCTCGGATACCTTGATTCATAAATAGTAACTTCTATATATATGTCATTAACAATATATCTTCCCTTTACACCATCAGATTCGATTTCACCAATAACTGTATCACCAATTAAACTTCCTCCTTCTTTTTTTAATTCTTCATCTAACTTTTCTATTGTCTCTTTTAAATTAACAGGTTTATTGAGTTTAATAGTGAACACAGTCAATAACATCATCCTTATATTTTTTTATTTTTTTTAATTATGTATTTTTACCTGTCAGCTTATTTTCCCAGATGTTAAAGTCAATTCTCCGTTTTGAATATCTTTATAAATATAAGCATTGTTGTATAAACAGTGCATATTTCTAAAGAATCGGCTAAAAAATTCTGTACTCAATCATCTTTATTACATATTTTATCCGCGCGACTACTGCGTCAATATTCGCGCCGAGAAACTCCCAGCTGTATTTTTATCCCTGGTATCCGACCTGTTTCTTAATTTCCTTGAATCATTTTATTGAAATTCTCTATAACGAATTCTTCTTTTACTTCTTTTATAAACTTCGCATCTGAAATTAAACGATACATAGTTACAAGAAATCCTCCAATGTCTAAACTTCTTAACGCTCCTGCATTTTCCAACGCAGCGTTAACTGTTACCGTCAAAACATTACTTGCTGATGAAATCAAATTAGAGTATGTAATTATTTTGCGGGTGCGTACTTCATAAAGTCTGCGAGAGTTATCCTTAATTGGAACATAACATAAATAATGGATCATTCCGATGAGCGCATTAATCAGCGTTGCGTAGGCAGCTTGTTTACCGACTGTAAGCACGTTTGCCATATCTAATCCATAATCAGCTAATGTATCAGCTAATCGAGGAGATATAGTTGACACGAGTGGGAAAGGCAGACTTTCGTGTGAACCAATATCGGATTTTAAATGGATATATTCTTTGACAAGAGAAGCACCTATTATACATTTACCTTTTACTCCCTCTTCAAGTAATTTTCTCTTTGTATAGTCAATAACTAATTCTGTTTTAGCATGATTAGTCAATTTATCGATTTTATTTCCCACTTTATTTTGATCCGTTTTAATGTGATAAGAAGTGAAATCCCACCGCGTAAGAGTGCTTGTTGCTATGTTTGCTGTACCGAAAACCCAGCCTAAAATAGGGTCGTGACCTAAAGTCTTTTGCCTGTGTTTTCCACCAATATTAGCATCTATATCAGGAGATCCAAAAGTAGTGTCGAATGGAACAGGGTTCTGAATAATTTCTTCTAATGAAAGATTATACCAACGATGAGAGCGGTCAGAATGTTCATCGTTTTTACCCCCTCCTTCTGTTTTATCATGGTCTACACGGTTGGTGAATTTTGTCGACAATGCCCAACGCACGCATTGCAGTGCTGTGGCAAAAAACATAAATGCTACATCAGGTTTAGATTGGCGTTAAACACACCGATGGAACAGAGTAGCTCAAAATCTTTAACATTGAGACCGGTAACCTTCTTGAAAAGACCCGGTTCCAGCTGTGTGATGACGTCCTTGAGAGATCGCTCACAGTAATCGGTGAGATACATAAAAACCGGTACGCGTGTGGCGAATTTGATAAGCTTCTCCTGTATCTGCTTGCGCATGGACTTATATTCTTTTGTATCGCCGATGGCTACGGTGAGCGGATTATGGACCATGAGTATTGCAGTTGGTGCCATGAGCACCTCGGTTCCAGCCATTGCAATGACACTTGCCGCAGAAGCCGCAATGCCGTCGATTTTCACGGTAACCTTGCCTTTGTAATCCATGAGCATGGCGTATATTTGGCTTGCTGCGACACAGTCGCCGCCGGGAGAGTTGATCCAAACGACGATATCTCCGTTTCCGGAGAGCAGTTCATCTTTGAACATCCTGGGGGTGATTTCATCATCCCACCAGCTTTCGTCCGCGATGGTACCGTCGAGGTAAAGGGTACGGGCGTCCAGTTCCTCGTCTTTGACCCAGTTCCAGAAGTGCTTGTCACTTGTTCTGCCCAGGGACCTGCCTGGGTTTGCCGCCTGTTTTGTTCTGTCCATCTGAGGTTTCCTCCGTTTTAGTTGTAGTCGTATTTGCGAATGCGCCTGCGTCTTGAAGCTTTGTCGAACCTTGGTAGGCGGCGTTCCATGATTCCTTGATCTTCTGTGGATCTTTAATGGTACCTGGGTGCTCGAGCACGCCACCCGGCGCGGCACTGTTGGCGAAAAATTTCGCCCTTTATTCCTCTGTGGCAATGGCAAGTCCCAATGCGTTCTTTGCCATTGCTATCGGTGAATAGCCGACCAGTCCATCAAATCCCAAACCGGGGATATGCAGCACATCCGATAGCGCGAGGTAGACCTGACTTCCTTTCCCGAGTGTGGGTGCATCATCGGCGCTGCGTTGATATATATAGAAAATCCGACCGTTTGTATCGCGGTCGACTGTCATTTTATTCGTCATAAGTAGATAAAGGGCAATTACTTCTCCGCGGGTGTTCCGGATAATTTGTGCGTAGGCGTTGCCCCATAACAAAAGATGACTCATCAGCGTTTCCCGGAACACGAATGAAGTCATCTCAGGGTTAGACTCGTCATGGAGCAGTTTATATAGCGGATGCTGTAAATCCTTTTCTTTGCCGCCCGTTTCTTTGTAGCAATACACATGAAGCGGAAGTCCTGCGATAGTTTCTGATAGAATTCGGACTCAGGAGTATACAGCGGTCATCTGCATGGCGGTATGCTCATTTACGGGCTTGCCTGATGTCGTGCCGCCGAAAAAGAAGCTGTAACGGCTGCCGCCAAGGCTGTCTTGCGGCTTGTCGCGCTACTTAAATATTCCTTGAAAGATACTCATAGACACCACCATCCTTAATAATGTGCATATAAAAAGCGTCTACTTTTCTATAGACGCTTTAATTACAATAAAATAAAGCTATTAAGCATATTTCATAAAATTGTCTGCTGCTTCAACTATCAACCTTATTAAAAAGTATGCGAATATCTACGGCAGTGCCATAACTGCCAGCGTTAATATACGCAGCCTTTCGCGGCAATAATATTTTACTCTACAATACTTTTGATATTGCGTTCAGTCACAAGATATATAATATAGTCGGGTTTTGCTTTGCTTATCGCGTCCTTGCTGAAAGTGTAGTCCCACATCGCGCGCCAATAAACCTCGCTGAAGGCGTCGCTGAAGATCCCGAATGCCGCCGTACCATAGGAGTCGCGGATAATCATTGCCTTCGGCAGGTTGAGTCCTTTGCGCGTATTTGTTATCGTCTGTTGATCCTGAGTGTTGGTATGGTAAAGCTCGACGCTGTTGTTCTTATATATGTCGGGGTTGACGACAATATTGAATTTCGGGTTATAAAAGGTCGTGGTTTCCTTTAGAAGTGGGTTTGAGATCATAAGATGCTCGCCTAAGTCTCCGCAGTCCACTTCTTTGTTGTAGAAACCGTATTCCGATTCCGCACGCGGCGCCGCGTCCGGCCATTTTATGGATATATAGTTCATAAGCTCACGGTAGCCGATATAAGCTCCGAAATAAGACCAGTGGGTATCCGTATAATGGAACAGGTTATATTCGCCGTCGCGAAGCTTATAAAAGGCGTCGTACAGGTCGATAACAATCGCACCGGCATCGCGTGCGAGCTTTGTGAACTGCGCGGTGCGGCTGTCAGCGGTGTATTGGATATATTGTTCCGGAACCGATTCGGGGTAAAGGTGCATCTGCGTCGGTACGAGTAGGTAAATTATTTCGGCGCCTGGATTTAAGCTCTTAAGGTACGCGACGTTTTTTTCGATCTTATTGCTCACGGAAGTTTTCTGCGAATCGGTATAAAGGTTGGTACCCGTGTAATCGGCTACTTCGTCCACAACGTAATTGTGGTAATTGTTTCCGATAATTTCATGATACGCACCTTTGGTTTCGGAAAGAGTGACGTCTGTCATGGCTTTGGCCGTTATTGTGATCGGGTCGCTTTCGTCCTTGCCGGGCTCATTTTGAGTAATAGTAAGGGTCACGGTGCCGTTTGCCGGCAGATCCACGCTCCCCAAAAAGTTGCCGTCACGCGTGCCGTAGGTCATATCTTTAAGACCTCCGCGTATATATATTGTCGCTCCGACCGCGCACTTTCCGCCGATTAACATTTTACGGTTCTCGTTATTCATAGAAAGCGTGATAACGGGCTGAGCGCTTTTGGTGTCAGACCGCGCCTGTACAGACGCGGTCTGCGCGGGTTCGGTTACAGCTGATTTCGTATCGGATACGGTTTCTCCGGTATTTGCGGACGAATCCGGCTGCGCGGTTTCTTCAGATGCAGGTGCGGATGCCGCCGTCGTCTGTGGGTTCTCGAGCATGTTTTTTATTATCGCGCGCGCTATCGAATTATCTGTCGTAGCAAGTAAAAACACATAATTTCCGGTACTGTAAACCTCGGCGGCTTCGAGATAGGGAACTTCGGAGGGGGTATATTCCTCTATGTTGCCGTTGTTCTTGCAGTTAAGCCGCGCTTGGAGCAGAGCCTCCGCTCCGCTTACACTCGAAGAATCGGAAACGTGTATCATATCAATCTCAAAAACCCGGTATCCGACCGGGAACCGGAAAACATAGTCTTTAATGTCTTCTAAACCCTTGACCTCAGCGCCGTATTCACCGGCAAAGTACAGACCCGCGGTGGCTTCGTCAAGATAATTGTCGCTTCCCTCAGCTGTTCCGCCGAGAAAGCTCCGGCCTTCCGGAACGACCGACTTGTCATATCCCGCAAGCGCGGCATCGAGCAGAACGCTCAGCTCTACATCGGACGTGGGTTCTGAAACTGTTTTTGACCCGGAGCTGCAGGCGGCAAATACCGATGTGGAAAGGATTGCGGCAAGTAACAGCGAAAGCAGTTTTTTGATACTAAGCATACGATGCCCTCAGTTCAAGTAAATTTTGCAAAAAGTTAAATAGATCTTTATATATTTTTTAAAATTCATTTCATTATACTATATTAATATTATAAAATCAATATTTTTTTATATAATACGCAGCTTGCGATAATTTTAACCATATTACCCTTTTTATCTAAAACAGTACAAGAAGAAATTGAGCCGCTAAATTATTCAACACCCGACTCAAGAATACTGAATTTTTTATTATCACAATCTATTTCGGCTAATGCACCTATTGGTAATACTGTCATAGGCGTCCTGTGACCGAAATCTATATTACACATTATAGGAAAATTAGATAAACTTTCTTCGTCTCGAATGACTTTTAATAAAGTTGCCTTATCATCATCACTCATGCTCGCGCAGATCATGCCTTTTGCCAATCGGAACATGCCTGTTGCTGCAAAAGCTCTGAGCTCATGTAAACCGGATACGCCGCCATATGGATTAGGACATTCAAGAAATATGATAGAATCTTTCCACATATCGACTGTCGGAAAAACATTAGTGCCCATTATTTGCAGCAAAGGGCCTCCACAGCCTCCAATAAGCCTGCCTGAAACTTTGCCTTTACCTTGAATTATTTCGTAGCCACTGTTTTTATGCCACTCAATTTCTTCGGCTTTTGTTTTTTTCCATTCAATATTTGTCCATTTTTCACATGGCTCAATATCCCCGATAACCTCATTTTTGAACAATACTTTCCAAATCCATTTTTCAGTATATTTATCAAGTTCAACAGGCTGCGCTATTGGTGTCAGAAGGCTTGCACCATAAAACGAAGAAACCCCTGCATATGTAAAAATATTATGCGAAGACGATATATCTGAAAAACCCATATAGATTTTAGGATTGTTTTTTTATAATTTCATAATCGATATATGGTAAAAGCCTGTATGTATCATCTCCACCCATATTTGTAATGATGGCTTTTATAGAAGGATCAAGAAGCGCCTTATTTAAGTCTTCAACTCTTTTTTGTGGATTTTTATAAATAAAGTCGGAACCACTAAGCGAATACGGCATTTAAATAACTTTTAAACCAAAAATTGATTCCAGCCTTTGCTTACCGGTATGGTATCTATCAAGCATGTCGGAATCACCGGCCCGTCCACCTGAAATTGAAATAGTAGCTACCGTATCTCCTGTATGAAGTCTTTTGGGTTTGTTTAATTTATGCATAAGCGCCTCCTTCTATAAAATACCTGCAATTTTTCTATTCAAACTGGGAAGTCATTGCATATCAGCGAGCTTCTCCTAATTGCTATAACATAACTCGCATTGATTTATAATATTTAATCTATTCCTATTAGAATTGTGATTGTTGGATTGTAAATAATTTCCATATGCAAGTATACATTATTATTCTACATAACGCAATATGTTTGTTCATTATAAAAAGCGTAAATAATTCATGTGCTTGACATTTCCTATCTTTAAGCTATAATGATAAAGAAGGAGGTAAAATTGTATAACACAAAGCTTTTTGGCGCATATATATCGGCGAAACGCAAAGAAATTGGATTGAGGCAATCTGACCTTGCAGAAAAAGTAAATCTGACAAGGCAAGCCATATCTAAATATGAAACAGGTGAATGTTTTCCCGACATATCAACTGTAATCCAATTTGCATATTTTTTTAATGTCACAATAGAAGAAATAATAAAATCAGGTATCCCTCCGTAGAAACATATTATTCTATTACTATATAACGAATAATATTTGCGGGAGGGATTTTTTATAATGGAAAACAGTTTAAGCAATCAGTTGAATTATAAGGTTGTTAAAGCAAGCACTGAGCAAACAGAGAGTATTATTGATACTGTGTGGAATAATCCTGAAATCAAACAAAGAATAAAAGATAAATGCAAAATTATTTTCATTGCCGTGGATGAAAATGAAAATATATTAGGGCGCTTAATTATTGAGGAAAAGCAAATACCACCGCCTTTAAGCGGTACAGACTGGTGGCTTTACAATCTTTATGTACACCGAGATTTTAGACGCATGGGAATTGCTTCCGCTTTAATAAAAGAAGTAATAAAATATGCGAAACAAGCAAATATAATACATTTGCAAGGCGTCGCCAATCCGACTTTGCAAGCACATATGTTTTACAATAAACATAATTTTAGTTTTTTAAGATATAGCAAAAAAAATGAGGATGTGAATTCCCCCCTTGAATACGGTAACTATGGCCATGTTTTCTTTTATCGTATCGAAAAATATAAAATCAGTAAAACCTATAAACATAAGCAATATCGAATATTAAAATTAAATAAAAACCAATTAAATAAAATCATCAACGATAATATTTTAAATATAAATCCTGAGTTTCCTAAGGATAAAATCAATGGGCTTTTCGGCTATACTGCCGTTGATGCGGAAGGAAATACAGTGGGAATTATAATAGGTTACGCGGATGAAATGTATGCGCCGTTGGATGGTATGTGCTGGTGGATACCTTATATTTTAGTACATGCAGAATTGAGGCGGGACGGAATCGGTTCAGTATTGATAAGAAAAATGGCAAGAGCTGCAAAAGCGGCTAATATTAAGCAGTTAAATTGCACTTTTCCTGATGATGAAAGCGAATTTTGGCACAGCATCAATTTCGATATATTATTTTGGAAATATCTTGGGAGTACTAACAAAATCGCAACAGCCTCACTGCGTTTATTATAATACTAAATAATAATTTATTTTTTCACCATCACCCATACACTGCTAAAATAAGAGAGTTCACCAGCCCGCAAAGTTCGGTATTTAGCCGTGTGTCTATAATAGTTCCCACGCTGACCGTGCCTTGCGGTACAGCGACTTCGGCAAGGCAGAGCTCATATATGTCACTTGTTCTTGTAAGAGCTGGTGCAGAGAGCGTCTCAGCAGGAGTGCCGGTAAGCACAGCAAGCACGATCTCACGGTCAATCATGCTCAGCCGCACCACAATGCGGTCAATGCGGGGATATACACCGTCAGCTGTGTCGAGCGCTAGCTCGATCGCTGAGGTGTTTTCGTAGCTATAACCGTTGATCCATGCAGAACCGGCAGCGATATCGACCGCCATACCGGAGCCGGCTGAAACTTTGAGGTTGGTTGACGATGCATAAAATATTCCGTTGCTGACGAGCTTTCCGAAATATGAAGCGAAATCTGCCGCGTCGTAGAGTCGGTCACCGCTCGACGAGTTGAAAAAGCCATTTTTTCCATGTGTTTATTCTCCTTCCTTCAGCTTCTGTGATAGCGTGAGCAGTCCTTTACCGAATGTGACATCGATGGTCCTGCCGTCGGAATCGTAAGTCTCATCAATCTCGGTAATCCGAGTGTTGAGCGTAACGCCCCACTTCTTGGATACCACCCGGACTGTCTGACCGATGTCATAATCGGTCTTGTATGTCAGGCTGCCGTAAGGGTTGACTGATGCGTCAAACGAGTGCACCGGAGCAAGTTCGCTTAGACGAGCTTGCCCGCGGAAGGTTAGCGCGTCTGTGTAATCACCGCCGAAGTCCTCTGATCGCAGATCTTTTGCGTCAACGAATATCTCGCGGCGGTCCTCGCCGAAGCTACCGCCGACTGTCACCAGCATGCGATCTGATCCTTCACCTTCGCCGCTTACCAGCACTGTGTTGGCGTAATCGGCGTCACTTTGGGTGTAACTCTGACCGGCAAGGCTCTCATATTCTTTTGAAAACACCGCTTGTGAATCGGAGCCGCGATAAAGTTGCACTGTAGAAATACCCGTACCGGGGTTGAAAACCGTTTTTATTCCGATATCCGCCGCTTCGCACAGGTCAATAATCGCATCCATAAGGTTTTTATACGAAACCTGAGAATTGACAGTCACACTTAAAATGTCTGAGTCAAAGGCTATGCCATCAATCTTGCGCGCTATATCGGTTGGATCTATGATGTGATTATCCAGCAGTTGCCCGACGCACACAGATAATTCACCACTTAACATTTCAATGCCCCAAATTATGCGTCTGGCAAGCATTGATGTAGCGAACCTGCCGTTTACTTCGATGGTTTCACGGTCCGTTTCGCTCAGACGCACATATTCGATAATGCCGGCTTCTTCATCATCAGTTTTCCACAGTATGTTGCCCGGCACAAGCAGTGCGGCGTTATCTGAAGATGCATCAACTTTGAGCTCAAACGAGCCGCATTGGGAATAGCGACGTGTCCAGCGCAGATATTCATATGCGTCAACGACGCCAGCGAGCGTGTGGTCATGCCCAAAAATATATAACTCCATTCTTACGCCTCTAAAAATAATTCACGGTAATATATACTAACCTCAAGCAGGTCGATGTTTTCGTCCGCATCGTAACGCAGCGTGTTTTGACCGACAGCGAGCTGCAGGAAGGTCGAACCTGAGTCAAGCGTAGAGAAAGCGTTCGTCTCGGTTTGACTGATTATACGGGTCACGCGCTTGTTTGCGAAATGTGTATTCACTCTCAGTTCCTCTTCTGCCGCCATTGTAGTGTTTAACTTTACATACTCGCCTGTGTCAACGTTCATA